AATCTTCTTACCATTACCAATAGTACCATTTGTACCCTCAGTTACAGTAGCCCAGATTCTTTTATCACCATTTACCATTACAGCAACTGGCTGTACTGTAAAATACACAGGAGTCTGTGCCATAACACCTAATCTCCAAGGCTGCTCTACCTCAGTAATTCTGATACTATCAATATCAGTTACAAGGGTATCTGTTGCATAGTATGGGTTAGTAGCATCACTCTTACCATTATCCTTAGTAGTAGGAGTTACAACCATGTAACCATTAGAGTCAAATCCTCCCTTGCTCTTAGTAGCCTTACTATGTACTTCAATCTTAATCAGAGGTACTACCTCTCTACTGAAGTTCTTAGCAATTGATAATGCAAGAACCTTATAGAACTCATCTGCATCCATACCAGTATAGGCATGAACCATACCATACTTGAAGTGCTGGTCTTCATCTGACATTCCTACATATTGTCTGAATGCAATTCTTAGGATATAATCCTGTCCTGCAACAGGAGAACCTTCATTTACATTTGCATCAAGAGCTATAGTAAATGACTTCAGGTCAGTAGCCATATCTTGAAAATCAG